GTGAAGAGCCCGACTGCGCCACGGGGGGCGAACGCCCGCTCTGGGGTACAGCGCAGGTAGCAGAGGTTGGCTGTCATCCCATGCACAGAGCGCCCCGTGTTGGTCGCCTTGCGCCAAGTGGGGTTCTCCCAGGTCAGATGAGTCCGAAGAGAATGGAAAAACTCTACGGGTGCCTCATGCCGCTCAAAACTAAGCGTCGATCCTACATGGATGCGCAGCGGCTCCATCAGGACTCTGCGGGTTCAGAGCCCCTGGATTCCATCAACATTCCCCCAATAATGTCCGTGATCTCCTGTGCCTGCTCATCGCTCATGCAATCAACGAATTTCTCCATAGAGAGCGAAGCCATTTGCATCCGTCCTTCGTGGATGGCATCCATGAGTTGTCCAGAGTCGTCAGCGTCCATCGACAGGTCGATTGCGGCGGTTCCGTTATCGCAGATGAGCAGCAGTCGAAGTTCTCCGGTCCCGTTGCTCAAGAGGGCTTGCCCGTCTACACGTAGAGACATTGTTGATTCCCGTCCCTTCTTGGCGCGAGCGTGCCACTTGTCAATGGAGTCGAGCGATTCTGCCTCACTTCGGCCTACTCGCTCGTCAAATGTAAGAAGTCTGATTTTCATTTTTTCCCTCTGAACCCTCTTACCGGTCCACCCCTAAACCGTAACCCCTTACGGTAAAAAAAATAGACTCCAACCGAGTGTACCCAAGAGAGAGAGAGAGGGGAAACACCCGGAGGAGCCGTTTATGTATAGTATCCGGCCACAATCTGACCGCCAAAATAAAAGGCGCGACGTTACGATTGCGGTTCTCTCGCGTATGAGGCTTGTGGAGGATCACATGAAGATTCAAGCAGTAGTGCCTCGCTATGAAAAGACAATTGGCACGAAGCACGGGTCAGCAGTTCCGAAGAGCGGGCGTTTCATCGCCATCAGCAACAGCGAGCGACTGTTGGCCGCATGTCCTAAGCGATGGTGGTTCCGTCATTCCGAGCGACTGGACACGGAGGCTGGCCCTGCTGCGAGGCTGGGAACAGCTTTCCATGAAGTGATGGAAGATGTCTGGGGGTGGTGGGCGCAAGAGGATGCGGTGTACCCGGATTGGGCGCTTCAAGGCTGCATCAAGTGCCACGCCCTGAGAAATCAAGCGCCAACCTGGGCTGAAGAGGAAGATTGCCGTTGCAGCCCCTCGCACCGCGAGCGTGGCCCTCTTGGCCCCATCCCACTCATTGCGGAGCGATGGCGTGCTGACTTGGTAGACTGCGATGATCCTCTAATGACAGAGGATGAGTGGCAAGCTCAGGTCGATACGCTTGGGAAGATGTGCAGGGGATACCTTGCGCGGTGGGGCAATGCACCTCCAGAAAACTACCGGGTGATTGGCGTTGAGTTGACCCTTGCTGCCCCGATTATGGACGGCGACAGGCCATTCAGAACCAATGTCCCGGTAGTGGATGCCGGTGATCACCTCCGCATGGCGGCTCGCACAGACCAGCATGGCCCTCATCGCATCAAGATGGTTCGGTGGCCCTGGTATCAAGTGGGTCGCATTGATGCGCTCATGCAGCATCGAGAAACAGGTGCTCTATGGATTGTCGAGCACAAGACCAGCAGGGCGCCGCAAACATACTTTGAGTCGCTTTCGATAGACCCGCAGACGACTGGATACCTGTGGCTGCTGCGGTCCATGTGCGAGCGGGGCCTGTTCGGGAAAGAGTTGCAAGACCACCCCAACCCGGTTGCTGGCTACCTGTACGATGTGGTGAGTAGCTCCACGCAGTATGAGCCCGCGAAGCTGAAAGCTGGTGGCTTCTCGATGGCGAAGAACAAAAATACGCCAAGCTGGATTTACCGACAGGCAATTGAGAATGAGCCTGACCCGTCAATCTACGACGACCACATCCAGCACCTTACTGAGAAGATCGACACGAAGCTATACCAGCGGGAGTGGGGCGCAGCAGGACCGGCAGACATGGCTCGGTATGCCTTAGAGATTGCGGGGGTCGCTGACCGGCACGGCAAAATGAGGCGCGACCTAGTGAAGCCGCGAAGCCGCGCAGATAGGCTCTTTCCGCGACAGCCCGTGTGTATGCGCGGCTTCTGCTCCTACAAGGGGATCTGCGTCAACGACACCCCGGAGGGCAGGGATCGCTACGTGTTGGGTCGTGTGCAGAAGTGGCTGGTGCGGGGGGTTGAGAAAGAAGAGGCTGACGGTATGAGTAAACAGGTAGAGGATTTGCCCTTTTAGGAGAGCACGATGGAATTGAAAAAGGCTGGAGACATGGGCGCATTAGTTCATGTCAAGGTGCTTCTGCACGGCAATAGTGGTGCTGGGAAAACGTGGGCCTCTGTGTCTGCTCCTGCACCGTTTGTGCTCTTGACGGAAGCGAACGGGTTGGCATCAATCCGAAACGCGAACCCGGATGCGGTGGTGGTTCACGCTACTGACATGGGGGTGGTGCGTGAGTTTTTCGCTGAAGCCCTTTCGGGAACATTCACTGAAGCCGGGTGTAAGACGATCATCGTTGATAGCCTGACTGAGATTCAGCGGATGATGCGCGACGAAATCATGGCTGGCCGTCAGAACTACGCTGACTTCAGCATGAAGGATTGGGGCGAACTCACTGAGCGTATGCGCCGGTTTGTTCGTATTCTACGAGACGTTCCCTACCACGTTGTCGCTACCGCCCTTTCACAGGTGACAGAGGATGACAAAGGCGAGCGCCACATCCTCCCCCAATTCCAGGGGAGAGCGATCCCCAATGAGATTGCTGGGTATTTTTCGCTTGTAGGCTACGTTTACAAGCGCGAAGTAGAGGACGAAAGCGGGGAGAGGGTTATCCTGCATCAGACCATGCTGGAAGGCCCCTCGCGCATCATGTGCAAGCCTTGCGGCAGTCTTGGCGGCATCGTTGATACCGATGTTACCGAGTGGATTCGACAGATTTCCGGCGAAGAAGCCATCTAACTCAAAAGGAGAGAGCCCATGGCCCTTATGGTAAACCCCGCAAACGGTGCGGGAAACTCAGAACGCGGCGACCGAAAGGTACGCCCAGGACGAAAGGTGTTGATGCCCGTTGGCATTGACTACCAAGACAGTAGAGCAGGCAACAGGATGGCGATTGTACGCTTCATCTGCCTGAAGGATCTGGAGGAAGCGGGCAGTACAGGCGGGGATGTCGGCGCGTATGCGTGGGATACCTTTGTCTTGACTGAGCGAGCCTTGTGGAAGATCGCTAAGTATTCGGTAGCGGTGGGCCTTCATGAGCCATTCGATGCGGAGAACGAGGCAGAATTGCAGAAGGTACTCACGAGGAAGTGGGTCATTGCTGACATGAAGATCGACAAGGACAGGGAAGGCGTTGAGCGTGTTCGCGCTGCTGGCTACTACCCGTATTCAGGCGAGTCCGAAGAGAGTTGGGATGGCTTGGTCTCGACTGGTGAAGAACGCCATGCGGAGTACCGCAAGTGGAAGGCGTCTCAAGGCGCCAGGCCGAAGATTGTTTCCGCACCGAGCGTTTCAGACGACGAAATCCCGTTCTAAGGGGCGCGACCAATGGAAATGGATCGCGTCGTCTCCGCTGCTTGGTGGAGCAACGAGCGACTGGCCGGGTTGCCCCCGGCTGGTCGTCTCGCGTGGCTGTGGATGGCATCCTGCGCTGACAGAGACGGACTTCTGCGCGTAGACAAAGAGCGGTTGGCTCGTTCGGTAGGCTTGAAGCCCCCAACGACATCCGACTCCGCTCTGATGTTGCTTTCTGCTTTTGATGTATGTCTGCTATATGGGGATGGGATGGCTTGGCTTTGCGACTTCCCAGGAACGCAGCCGGGCCGTGGAGCGAGTCGGGTTGAGGCTAACTTTGAATTGGTTGCCCCCACCCCCTCTGAGGTTCGGGCGATTGTGAGCAATCGGATCGGCAGAATCGCCACCGAGAAAGAGTGCAAAGACCTTTGCCCCCGCGCTTACGGGATGAAGAGGGAGCCCCGCTCGCAAGCGTATGACGCCCGCGTTCAGGAAGTGTGGGCAGCCTGGAGAGACAGGCAGCAGCGCCCTGCTGCGTGCCGGTTCACGCCATCGTCTCAGCGGATAATCCGTGGAGCCATGCGTGAGGCCCCTGCCGCAGACCTTGTTTCCTTGATTGACTATGCGTATGAGTCTACGGAAGCCCCAGCCCGGTTTTGGCGCGGAGAGAACAAGGACAGCAGGACATACCTTGGCCTCGACAACCTGTTCGTCGCCAAGAAGCTGCAAGGCAGACTCCAATTGGTCTACCAGTGGAAAGCGAGGAAGAGCGGAAGCGTGAAGGTTCAGGAAGTGGACCTCGGGCCGTTTGCGCGGAGGGGTACGTGAACCCCGATCAGCTTGAAGATTACCTGCGCTCCAAATCAATTGTACGGCTTCGCAACGAGAGCAGCGGCAAGCACGCCATTACAGACTGCCCGCTATGTGAAAAAGTCAAACACCTGTACGTCAACCTGAGCCACGACAAGTTGGGCTTGTGGGACTGCAAGCGTTGCGGTGCAAAGGGGCACATGAACGCGCTGAGGGAAGCATTTGGAGACGAGGCAATCCTCCGCAACGGCGTGGCGAAGGATGTGAAGGTTGCGGCGATTAAGGATCTAACGAGTGGACTTGAGCGCGCCTTGGGGAGAACTAAGAGGGGCCAATCCCCTGCTCCACCGGAAGCGCCGAAGCCAAAACCGGTGAACCGGAATTCCCCATTCGCGTTTCGTGAGGGGATGGACGATGAGAGCCACAAGACCTTGCGCGAGGTGACCTACAACGAGACGACGGCTGTGTGGAACCCCGTCATGTCGTATTTGCAAAATGATCGAAAGCTGGAACTTGAGACGATCATAGAGTTCAACCTTGGTGCCCACTCCGTAAGGGTGCGTGGGGGTGGAACCCGTTGGTTCCTAACGATCCCCGTCTACGACCCGCACGGGCGTCTACTCAATATGAGATTCCGAACCATCCCTGGACCGTGCCCGGTGTGCAATGGGTCTGGATGTGATGACCGGCTGTGCAAGGAGGGTGAGACAAAAAAGACGTACATGCGGTGCCCCGGAAAGCCGTCAGCGTTGTTCAATGCGCACCGCCTGAACGCAGACAAGAACGCCCAGGTCTACATCACCGAAGGGGAAATGGATGTAATCGCCATGTGGCAGTACGGGGTCCGGTCGAATGTCGTTAGCGGAACTGCCGGTGCGGGCTCGTGGCTTGATGAGTGGCTGGACATCTTGGAGCCTTACGATTCGTTCCTGCTCCTGTACGACTCTGACCCTGCCGGCGAGGCAGGCGCGAAAAGCGTTGCTCAGAAGTTGGGGGAGTACCGATGCTCGCGGGTGGTTCTTCCTGAGAAAGACGCAGGGGATTGCCTGATTGCGGGCATTGACCGCAGCCTTGTAGAGAAGGCAATTGAACGCTCGCAACCCTTGATGGACTTGAAGTTGCGGCGCGTCGATGACTACATGGAGGATATTGAGGCGCTGGTCAACCAGCCCGAATCTCTCAAAGGTAGTTCAACCGGATCCCAAAAACTCGACTCATGTATTGGGGGTTGGCGACCGGGCCTCGTTGTCGTCACGGGAGACACTGGTGCCGGAAAGACCACGTTCACCACATGGGCGGCGTTGGAGCAGGCAAGGAAGTACACGCCTGTTCTTCTGACATCGTTTGAGCAGCGCCCGATTGGTACGGTGCAGAAGCTACTGAGAGCGCAGATGGGTGGAGAGTTCACCAAGGCGACTCCAGAGGAGAGGGGTGACGCTCTTCAGGCGCTTGGGAAGATGCCGATCCACATCGTTGATCACTACGGCCACATGGACCCAGCAAAAGTCATTGAAGCGATACGGTATGCGGTGCGGCGCC